TAAAAAAAAGAACTCAAAGAACATAAGAGAAAAGAATAGAAAGCCGAGACCAGTTGAAATAAGACCTAGATTAGCATCTATATTAAAAGATTATGTTAAAGATAAAAGAGACTATGAGTATCTATTTCAAAGTAGAAAAGGGATTAATCAACATATAGGAGTTCAAGCAGTTAGTAATATATTAAAAGATGCTGGGGAATATTTTGGATTACACGATATATCTGCTCACAGTATGCGTAAGACTTATGCTTATAAAATATATATGGAAAGTAAGTGTGACATAGTTGCAGTAAAAGAGATGTTAGGTCATAGCAGCATAGAGGAAACAAAATTATATATAGGATTAGATAAAGAAAAGTATCACCAATATAGTAAGTCATTAGATGATTTCTTGAGGTGATTTTTATTTTTTAGACTATGAATGTTTAAAAAATTAAGGTGTAAACATTCAAGGTAAGATTTTAAGTGCATATATAAGAAACAGAATTTTAAAATGAATGTGTGATTCTCCATGATAATGAAACATTGAAACGAAAAAATACGAACTATTATATCTATATAAAATAAAATATTCGTTATGGAATGAGGTGATTTTATTATGATTTTAAAAGTGAATACAACATTACCTGAAAATGTTTTAAAAGATATGCAAGATAAGTTCAATAAATTTATGAAGGAACCATGCTTAGTTATTCCTCAAAATATAGAGGTAGTTCCAGAGAATAATTTAAGAGTTGTTACTAAACAAGAATTTGTTATTAACCTCATTGATGTATGCATGAAGAAGGAAGATATAGATAAAGAGTGGGACATGATAAGTCGAGGTTATAATTTTATTTTTATGAATAGTGAAGGGCGTTATATAAGTGTTGATTACTTAAATAATATGTTAGGTGATAGGAATGGCTAAGGGGTTTGCTAAAGCTTTTTATAAGAGTGCTGCATGGAGTAAATGCAGAGCATCTTACATTAAAGAAAGAATAGCCATAGATGGTGGTTACTGTGAAAAGTGTAAAGAAGAATTAGGATATATAGTTCATCACACTATACTGTTAACACCTCAGAACATTAGTGATCCGAGTGTGACATTGAACCACGAGTACCTTAGATATGAGTGTAAGAAATGTCATGATAAAAATGAAGGACACTTTAATAAAAATAAAAAAACTTCATCAACTAAAGATGGATATAGATTCAATGAGGAGGGACAATTAGTTCCAGTACTCCCCCCATAAAAATATTATAGGGTAGGTCCTTCTGGACCGTTGGAGGGTACAACAATTTTCCTTCGAGTGAAAATTTTAAAATGGAGGGGGGCATATTTTTGAGCATTTCCGAACAATTAGAAAAAGAAGATAAGATTAAGAAAGAGATAAACAGAATTAAAAAATTATATAAAGATTTCAATAAAGATAAAGCTCGTGTTTTAGAAGGGTTAATTAAAGAAGCAGCTTTTATGAAAGTCGAACTAGAAGAGCTTAGAAATGATTTGCTAATTACTGGGCTTACTGAATTATTTGTACAAGGTGAACAATGCTTTAATAGAGAAAGGCCAGAGAGTAAATTATATACTTCATTTATTCAGAGATATTCACAAGTAATGAAACAGTTGATAGAAATGTTACCTGCAGAAGAAAAAAAGCAAGAGGAAACAAATTTAGAAAAGTTTGTTCAGAAAGGAAGGGGTAGAAAATGACATACATTGAAGAATACTATAACAAGATAATGTCTGGTGAAATAAATGCTTGTAATAGGATTAAACAAGTTTATTCAATGTTAGTTGATAAGTTGCATAACCCCCAAAAATATAGTCCTTGGGTTTTTGAGGAAGAGCTTGCAAATAGACCAATAGAATTTATAGAGACATTTTGCAAACAAGCACAAGGTGAATTAGGAGCTAATCTTGAATTGCTACTATTTCAGAAAGCAAAACATCAAGCTGTATTCGGATTTGTTGATAAGTACACACAGTTAAGGCAATATCAAGAAGTGTTGGATATAAGAGGGAGAAAAAATGGAAAGACAACAGAATTAGCAGCAGATGAAACTTTTATGTTAGTGGCAGATGGGGAAGGATCTCCAGAAGTTTATAATATTGCAACTAAATTAGATCAAGCTAAAAAAGGTTTTAATGAATGTTATAAGATGATACAACAATCAAAAGACCTTAACAGATATTTAAAGAAAAGAAAGTCTGATATATATTGTCCAGCCAATTATGGAACATTACAAGCATTAGCAAGTAACTCAAATGGACTTGATGGATTAAACTCACATATGGTTACTATAGACGAATTAGCAGCTATTAAGAATAGAGATTTATATGATTTAATGAAGCAATCAATGTCATCAAGAAGACAACCTTTGCTGAATTGTATAACTACTAATGGGTTTGTTAGAAATTCAATATTTGATTCGCAGTATGAGTATGCTTGTAAGGTACTAGATGGAAAGATTAATGATGATAGATTTTTACCTTTTATTTATGAACTTGATGATCCTGATGAATGGGATAAAGAAGAGATGTGGATTAAGGCTAATCCAGGACTAGGGACTATTAAGAAGGTAGAGTTTTTAAGGGATTGTGTAAATAAGGCTAAAGTAGATCCTGCTTTTAAAGCAACAGTAATGGTTAAAGATTTTAATATGAAAGAAAATAGTGCTAGTAGTTGGCTTAGATGGGATGAACTAAATAATGAAGAAATATTTGATATTAAATCTATGGGATTTAGATATGGAATAGGTTGTTTTGACTTAGCTGAGACTACCGATTTAGCAGCAGCTAAAGTTATATGCATGAGACCAAATGATAATAACATATATGTAATACCTATGTACTTCATCCCAGAAGAAAAGTTAAATAGAGTAGAAGAAAATAAAGAAGATGATTTTGTTCCATATAAACTTTGGGAGAAACAAAACTTATTAAGAGTTTGCCCTGGGAACAAAATTCATAAATATCATATATTAGAATGGTTTAAGGAAATTAGAGATATATTTGATATTTATATACCATGGTTTGGATATGATCCTTGGCATGTAGATGATAGTTTAAAACAGGAGTTCATAAATGAATTTGGGAAAGATTCAATGATACCAATAAGACAAGGAGTGTATACTTTATCTGCACCAATGAAAGAATTAAAAGCTGATTTGTGTTCTCATAGAATTATCTATAATAATAATCCAATAGACAAATGGTGTTTATCAAATACAGAAATTAAAGTTGATATAAATGGCAATATACAACCTATTAAAGGTATGGATTCTAGAAAAAGAATAGATGGAGCTGTAACACTTATAATCGGATATGTAGTTTTACTAGATAAATTATCAGACTATATAAATATGATTTAATTCATTCCATGGAAGGAGGTGATAAAATGGCCTTTTTAAGGAATATTAAAAACTTATTTAACAAGAGTTCAAGTGAAGTAAGATTTGAGATGATAGAAGATAAGGGTAATGGATTATTCATGTTTAATGGTAAAACTTATAAGAGTGATATCATAAGAGCTTGCATAAGACCCAAAGTTAAAGCTATAGGCAAGTTGATACCTCAACACATAAGGAATAATACACAAGGTGGATTTAAAGTTAATCCAGAGCCATATATAAGATTTTTACTAGAAGAACCTAATCCATATATGCATGGGCAGATGTTCCAAGAAAAAATGGCAATGCAGTTAGCACTTAATAACAATGCTTTTGCTCTTATAGTAAAAGATGATAATGGCTATCCAGTTGAGCTATATAACATACCAGCAGTTACTGCAGAAGCGATATATGATAGGCAAGGTATGCTGTATATAAAGTTTACAAATAGGAATGGCAAGACTTCAACTTATCCATATTCAGATATAATTCATTTAAGACAAGATTATAATGAAAATGATATTTTTGGAGAGAGTCCTAAGGAAGCACTATTACCATTGATGGAGATAGTAAATACAACAGATAAGGGTATTATAAATGCAATTAAAAATGGAGCTTTAATAAAGTGGTTATTAAAGTTTACTGGTACTGTAAGACCAGAGGACCAGAAGCAGCAAACAGAAGATTTTTCAAATGCTTTTCTAAATATAGAAAACACTGGAGGTGTAGCTGCAGTTGATGCAAAAGCAGATGCAATACAAGTAGATCCGAAAGACTATGTTCCTAATGCATTACAAATGGATAGAACTATTCAAAGAATATATTCTTTTTTTAATACAAATGAAAAGATAGTTCAATCAAAATATAATGAGGATGAATGGAATGCATATTATGAAAGTGAAATTGAACCTCTAGCTATGCAATGGAGCTTAGAAATGACACGAAAGATATTTACACGCAATGAGAGAAGTTTTGGAAATAAAATCATTTATACAGCTAATAATCTTCAATATGCTTCCATGTCAACTAAATTAGGATTAGTAGCTATGGTAGATAGGTCTGCTATGACACCTAATGAATGGAGGGAAGTATTAAATCTACCTCCAACAGAAGATGGAGACAAACCTTTACGTAGGCTTGACACAGTACAAGTTAATGAAATTGAAGAAAAGCTATATAATAAATTAGTAAAAAGATTGGGAGGA